ACATGTTGTTAGCTTATCAGAAGAACTTGCAAAACTTAAGAAATTTAAATCTTATATGGGACGTAGTGCAGTAATGGCAGAAAGTCTTAAAGATTATGTTGAAGTTGTTAAGGAACGTGCAAACTATATTAAAAAAGAAATTACAAACTTACAAAAAGCTAATCATTACAAACAAGCATTTGAATCATTTGAAGCACCAGTATTAGAAGACGTACCTGCAGATGTTGCTGAAAACTGGATTGATCAGCTTACTATCAAACAGTTCAACGAAGAACTGAAAGATGTGTTTCCATACATTTACAAGTTAGTCAGTGAAGCTACAAAAGCAAAAGAAATTACAGCTGAAGATTTTGACGAAGGAAGTCCAGTAGATGATTTAGAAGTTGGTTTGCCTGCAGAAACATATAAAGTAAAAGAAGGCGATAACATGTATCGCATATACAAAAAATTTAAGTATGATAACTTCCAAGGCCATTCAATGAAAGATGCAATTGAATCTATTATGGAACTTAATCCAGACATCAAAGACCCGTCAATGATTATGCCGGGTATGGTAATTAAAATGCCTTACTTTATGGGCGGTGGTCCAGACGGTGCTACTAGAGGTATGCCAAGTGGGTTTACAAACTATGACGAAGAATTAGATATAGCTTTTGAAAATGATATGGGTCAATTTGGTAATATGGAAATTGAACCAGAAAAGCCACAATTACCTGTAACAGAATATATTATGTCAATGTTTGATAAAGAAACAGGAAATTTTCCAAAAGGCGAAACAGCAGTTCTTACAGCAGTAGAAAAAGACTATGGTGACCAGTATGTTGAACCAAGTAAAAATTTCATAGAAAGATTGACTACATTAATGTCAAGTTATAGACACAAAGAAGATACAGAACAGTTAGAATTTGACAATGCTTTCGAAGCTAGTGTAGTGGAAGGTTTTGGCAGATATCATTACAAAAAAGTTGATGGCGGCTACGAGTACAAAGGCAAAGTGTATTCAACAGAACAAGCGGCACGTAATGCTGAACGCAATGACAAAGCTGAGAGAATGAGTAAAGGCGAAGACTACAAAGACCAAGATGGTAGTCCTGTGACAGATCCATCGGGTAAACCTACTAAAAAGACAGAAGGTTTACAAGACATCCTAAACCTTGCTGGTATCTAGTTCTCCAAAATATCCAATATAACCAAAAATAAGCAGAATCAGGTTGACTTCTGCTAAATAAGACTGTATAGTATTAACTGTGCTATACAAAACAAAGGCACAAAACATAGGCAACTTAAAGGAGGCATTACTATGGCAACATTAGCTGAAATACGAGCAAAGCTCAAAGAACAGGAATCACGCTCAGGTGGTTCACAAAGCGGCGGCGGCGACAACGCAATTTACCCATTTTGGAATATTAAAGAAGGCGAGAGTGCAACACTCCGTTTCCTTCCTGATGGTGACGAGTCAAACACTTTCTTCTGGAAAGAACGTTTGATGATTAAATTACCGTTTAACGGTATTAAAGGTGAAACTGATTCACGTCCAGTTCAAGTACAAGTACCATGTATGGAAATGTATGGTGATACTTGTGATATACTTAACGAAGTACGTGGTTGGTTTAAAGACCCAAGTCTTGAAGATATGGGTCGTAAGTATTGGAAGAAACGTTCTTATATCTTCCAAGGATTTGTAACTGATAACCCGTTACAAGAAGATAGTACTCCTGAGAATCCAATTCGTAGGTTTATTATTGGTCCACAGATTTTTCAAATTATCAAAGCAGCTCTAATGGATCCAGACATGGAAGAATTGCCAACAGATTATACTGCTGGTGTAGACTTCCGTCTAAACAAGACTAGTAAAGGTGGATATGCTGATTATTCAACATCTAATTGGGCACGTAGAGAACGTCCATTAACAGATGTCGAAATGAAAGGCATCGAAGCAAATGGATTGTTTAACTTTAGTGACTTCCTTCCTAAGAAGCCAGACGAAGTAGCAGTCAAGGTGATGAAAGAAATGTTTGAAGCATCAGTAGATGGTGAAGCATATGATTCAGAACGTTGGAGCAACTATTTCCGTCCTGCAGGTATGCAAGCACGTACAGGTGATCCAACTAAAGCGGCGTCACCAGATGCGACAGCAGTCAGTCAAAGTGCTCCAGTAGAAACTCAAAAGGTGGATACTGCCCCAAAGCAAGAAGAGGCTCCAAAAGTAGAAGAGCCTAAAGCAGAAGCATCAGGAGATGCGGCTGACATTCTTGCAATGATCAGACAGCGACAAGCACAATAAAATATTATAGGGGTAGTAGTTAATAGCTACTATCCCTAATTGATAAGGAGAAACTATGGCTAAATCATTCGACGTAAGCAAATTCCGTAAGGACTTAACTAAATCTATCTCAGGCATGAGTAGTGGCTTTAATGATCCAACAGATTGGATCAGTACAGGCTCTTATGCACTTAACTATCTAGTTAGTGGCGACTTTAACAAAGGAGTTCCACTAGGTAAGGTAACTGTATTTGCAGGCGAATCAGGCGCAGGTAAATCATACTTTTGCAGTGGTAACATTGTAAAGCATGCACAGGATCAAGGTATTTTTGTAGTATTAATTGACTCAGAGAATGCTCTTGATGAATCATGGTTACAAGCATTAAACGTTGACACAAGTGAAGAAAAACTTCTTAAACTTAATATGTCAATGATTGATGATGTAGCAAAAACTATTACAACATTTATGACAGACTATAAAGCAATGGCTGAAGAAGATCGTCCTAAAGTATTGTTTGTAGTAGACTCATTAGGTATGTTGTTAACGCCTACTGATATCGATCAGTTCCAAAAAGGTGATATGAAAGGTGATATGGGTCGTAAGCCTAAGCAGTTGACCGCACTTGTTCGTAACACAGTTAATATGATTGGTACACACAATGTAGGACTAGTATGTACTAACCACACTTATGCATCACAAGACATGTTTGACCCAGATGATAAGATTAGTGGTGGTCAAGGTTTTATCTATGCATCAAGTATTGTTGTTGCAATGAAGAAGCTAAAACTAAAAGAAGATGAAGCAGGTAATAAAATTAGCGAAGTACGTGGTATTAGAGCAGGTTGTAAAGTAATGAAAACACGTTACAGTAAACCGTTTGAAGGCGTACAAGTTAAGATTCCATATGAAACTGGTATGAATCCGTATAGTGGTCTTGTTGAACTTTTTGAGAAAAAAGGTTTGATTGAAAAATCAGGCAATCGGTTAAAGTATGTTGACATAAAAGGCGAAGAGCATCTTGAATATAGGAAGAACTGGACTGGCGAAAAGTTAGATTTAGTTATGTCAGAATTCAATGAAAAATCTTCCTCTGAGGTAAATATCGCGGAAGTTGAAGAAACTGAAACTGTAACCGAGGAGACTAATGGAAATGGATGAAACTCATATTGTCGAAGTATGGACAATGTTTAAAGAGTATCTTGACAAAAAATCAATACATGCTGCCGCTGAAAGGTATGTTGATCTACTAGCTGATATGGGCGTAGATGATCATACTTTCAACGAAATACTTGGATCTGACAACGAACTAGACGATGCAATCTATTATTATTTAGACATGGATAAAGTTGATGATGACGATAACGAAGATATGTATGAAGAATAAACTTAATGTTGTTAAGAGCTAAAGTGAGTAAAGGTACATATACATTTAAGTTACAAAATTGTGTTCGAAAAGTTTTTTATCGTATTGGCGAGAGAGACGATGGACTCAAAATTATAGAAAAATATACAGGTAATGTATTACAGTATGTTGATGTAATGGATAAAGTTTTCCCAGGATATCTTATACGACACGGCAACTTTAGTAAAAATGCATACTTTTTTGACTATAAAATTTTACCAGGTAAATGCCTTAAAGATATTCGTCAAAACTTTGGTCCTTCAGGATTGCGTTTTACCGAAGACTTTATGAAAAAATTCCGAAGTTTTTGTATTGATTCTATAAAAGAAACTTCTCCTTACTCTCATGGTGATTGGACACCTGATAATGTATTAGAGTATAAAGGTGAATGGTTTTTAATTGATTGGGACTGTGTAGGACTGCGTTCAATAACTGAAACTCAACGTAGGCTTAACGAATGTTTAAAAGAAACATTTGGATACAATATTGATATAGTAACAAAACGAGAATTGTCATTTATGGAGAATTATTAATGGGGTTTTATTCAGAAGTAGCAAGAGATGTTTCTAAGATTCCTGATGCTATAAAACACTTTGAAATGGAATTAATTGATGCACGTAATGAAGTAAAACTAAAAGGTAATGTAGAAAAACAAGCATCTTTAATGCCAGGTATTGTTGAACATCGTTTTAATCAACTGCAAGAAATAGAAGCAATACTAAACTATCTAAATATTGAGCTACGTAGATTGCGTAGTTCTTTTTTCAAAAAATACTTAGAAAACTATCAACGTGCATTAAGCAGTAGAGATGTTGAAAAATATGTTGATGGTGAGGCAGACGTAGTAGACTATGAAAAGATCATTAATGAATTTGCTTTGTTACGTAATAAATGGCTAGGCTTGCTTAAAGGCTTAGATCAAAAACAATGGCAAATTACTAACGTAGTTAAGCTAAGAGTAGCTGGCATGGAAGACGCTAGCCTTTAAATAACCCCTACCAAAATGTGTGAGATAAGTAGTATATAATAATATATGAAAGAGGTCTTATGCATTCAGAAAAATATCTAAAAGAACTACAACGCCTACATAGCAGAAAAGGCTTTGGAGTTGCAAAAAATATCCCACAAGGCGTTCAAGCATTAATTTCAGAAAAAGGACTTGAATCTATATTAGATTTTGGGTGCGGTAAAGGCATGCCCTTTAAGCAATTAGAAGAATCAAAACAAATTTACAATTATGATCCTGTAACATCACCTATAGATTTACCAAAAAAAGCAGACCTTGTATATAGTAGTGATGTATTAGAACACATAGAGCCTGATCAATTAGAAGGTGTGTTAAATAATTTATATAACATAGCAGACAAATATCAATATCATCTTATAGCATGTCATCCTGCAAAGAAAAAACTTAGTGATGGTCGAAATGCACATTTAATAATTGAAAAACCAAAATGGTGGAAAACTATCATTGAACGTAAGAATACAGAACGTGGTTGGAGAATAATCAGCGAAGATATTACTGAACGTTGGGTAAAACTTAAAAAGGCTCCTGAAATATTTGTAGTAAAGTATATTGTCTACTTAGAGAAAGTATAATATGAAACAAGTATATAATTACTGGATGCCGGACACTGACAACCATTTTTATAGAATGATTACAAAAAGAATTAGTCAAGGTGGTCCGCCAGAGTATCAAGATGATGTAAGAGATGCAGCATACAAATATGTTACAGACTTTGATGTAGCTCTTGATATAGGAGCAAATGTAGGATTTTGGGCAAGACCGTTAACTGAAAAATTTAAACAAGTAATTGCATACGAACCAATGCCGCAAGTACTTGAATGCTTAGAATTAAATGTTAAAGATTTACCTGTTACAATAAACAAGTATGCACTAGGCAAAATAGAAAGTACTGTTGATATGATATACGATAGTGTTAATACTGGTAACAGTCATGTAGACGAAGATACTTTTGGTTCAGGAAATGTTACTGTAAAAAAATTAGATGACTTAGATGTGCCTAAATTTGGACTGATAAAAATAGATTGTGAACGTCACGAACTTCCTATTTTAGAAGGTGCTATACAAACTATACTGAAACACAAACCAATAGTAATTGTTGAACAACATGCCGATACAGAATATTGTGCAGGAGAGTTCTTAAAGTCATATGGCGCAAAAGAACTTACAAACGTAAGAAGAGATTATATATTTGGATGGTAATATGCAACCGCATGAAATATTAATAATACAGAAAATAGATAAACTTCAAGAACAACTTGATCGTATAGAAAAGAATCAAGAGAAACTTGAAGAAAAATTAAGTAAGCATATTAGTTTTATTGATAGTACATACGAAGGTTTACGCAATCCAATTGATGCAGCAAAGAGATGGTTAGGTAGATGAAATATGTTTTAGTTACTGGCGGATTTGATCCTATTCATTCAGGACACTTAGAATATTTTAAAGAAGCAAAAAAACTTGGTGACGTACTAATAGTAGGTCTCAACTCAGATGAGTGGTTAACACGTAAAAAGGGTAGACCTTTTATGCCTTTTAAAGAACGTTTAGCAATAATTAATGCTCTCGAAGTAGTAGATGATATTATATCATTTGACGATTCAGATGATACTGCTGGTGGCGCAATCTTTAAATTAATGTGTACAACTGCAAACAGAGCAGAAATAATTTTTGCTAATGGCGGCGATAGAAAACAAGGAGCAGTACCCGAAGAAAAAATATATCATGATAAAGCTAAATTTGTTTATGGCGTTGGAGGCGACTATAAGAAAAACTCCAGTAGCTGGATATTAGAAGAATGGAAAAATCCAAAAACTATTCGTAATTGGGGGTGGTATAGAGTTTTAGATGATAAAATAAATTACAAAGTAAAAGAATTAGTTATTACACCAGGAGCGTCTTTGTCTGATCAAAAACATTTTTTAAGATCAGAACACTGGTATGTGCTTAAAGGTAAGTGTGTGTTAGATACAGAATTTGAAACTCGTAAAGACACCGTTACATTAAATGCATGTACAAGTGGATATGCTATAGGGTGTGAAGTATGGCATAAGGCGAGTAACCCCTTTGACGAGCATTGTCATATACTAGAAGTACAGTATGGGGAGAAGTGCGTGGAGGAAGATATTGAGCGAAGAGATTAAACCATTAAAGATTTTTGTAGGATACGATAGTAGAGAAGATATTGCCTATGAAGTTTGTAGACAAAGTATACTACAAACAGCATCTGTACCTGTAGAAATTATTCCGTTAAGATTAGATAAACTACGTAGCCAAAATTGGTATTGGCGTGAAGAAGATAAACTTGGATCAACCGAATTTACATTTAGTAGATTTATGGTTCCGTTCCTAACAGACTATAAAGGTTGGGCATTGTTTATTGACTGTGATTTTGTATTCAAAGAAGACGTTGCAAAATTATTTTCACTAGCTAATAACAAATATGCAGTAATGTGTGCTCATCATGATTATACTCCTAAAGAGGGAGAAAAGATGGACGGAAAAGCACAACTACCTTATCCAAGGAAAAATTGGTCAAGTATGGTGCTTTGGAATTGTGGACATGATTCAAATAAAGCAGTAACATTAGACTTAATTAACCATAAGGATACTACTGGTGCATACTTACATAGATTTAGTTGGATACCTGATAAATTTGTGGGACAAATAACTCACGAATGGAATTGGTTAGTAGGCTGGTATAAAGAACCAAGAGACGGAACTCCTAAAGCATTACATTATACCGAAGGCGGGCCGTGGTTCGATCATATGAAAAATTGTGAATATGCATTAGATTGGGTAAGTGTACAATCAGATTACTTGCATAAAAAAATCGAGAAGTTAGAGAAAAAAGAAGAAAGGAGACATTTAGAAAGAGTAAATATTGATGATTTAACATTAAATTGGAATGCAAAGAAATACTTAACACTATGTTTGCATGAACTCTCCGATCCAGACGAAGTTGTATACAAAACAAAAGATCAAATCAAAACAATAAAGGAGGAAACAATGGGAATAAAGGTTGCTGCAATCAATAAGCCAGAGTTCAGCCCATTAAGTGAAAAGTCTAAAGGACTTGCATACGATCCTTTTTGCGAAGACTTTATACTTGGTAGCGGAGGAGTTATAAGTGACTTTGATAGAGAATCAAAGACTAAGAATACATTAGTTATCAGAGGTCTTGGCGGAGGAGGACAAAAAGCAATTAAGTTTTGCCGAGAAACTGGTAGAGACTTTTATGCTATAGATACAGGTTACATGCAACCTGTATGGACCACAAGAAAAGACTATCATAGAGTTACAAAAAATAATTTACAAAATTTAGGACCAATTGTAGAACGTCCAGATGATAGATTACATAGACTTGGTTGGCGGCCTAGTAAATTTAAAAGAGGAAGTTATATTTTAATTTGTCCTCCTAGTGCAAAAGTAATGAAGTTCTATGGAAAAGATGTAGACGAATGGATGAATATTACATTAACAGAACTTAAAAAACATACTGATAGAGAACTTGTAGTAAGATTAAAACCTTCTAGAAGAGAACGTGTAACACAAAATACTATATGGGACGCACTAGAAGAAGCACATTGTCTTGTTACATTTAACAGTATTGCCGCTACAGAGGCACTTTTAGTTGGCACTCCAGCTATTGCTTTAGCACCTAATGCTGCAAGTGTGTTATGTAATAATAATCTTAATGAGGTTGAAAATCTAAACCGTCCAAGCCTTGACGAAGTACATGCTTTTGCTAGACACTTGTCATACTGTCAATTTACAGCAAACGAACTTCGTTCAGGATATGCCTGGGATATCCTCAATGAAAGTAGTTAGTTATTTAAAAACTGTTCCAGGTAAGAACATAAACCCTCAAAAAGAACAACTATTGTTTAACTTTGCTGAGGGAGTACGACAGGCAGGTGATGAAGGCTTAGTACATACACAAGAAAATTTAATTGAGTGTGATGCAGGCATGATACAAGGTTGGGTATATGATAAAATTACAACACCACATTTAAGATTAAGAAACAATGTAATTAGAACCCAAAAAGAATACGGTAAGCATACAATCACTGCTGACGCTAACCTTTTCCTATTTCATGATCCAAAGAATACTAAAGGCTATTTAAGATATAGTTTTGATGGTATATTTCCAACAACAGGAAATTACTGTGATACGAGAATAAATGAAAAAAGGTGGCGTAATATTTCTAAGACATTAGGGTTACCATTATCTGAGTATACTAGAGTCGGTAATCATATTGTTTTAATGTGCCAGCGTCAGGGTGGGTGGAGTATGAAAGGCTATGATGTTGTTCGATGGATGCAAGATACTATAAAACTAATTCAATCTCATACAGATAGAAAAATAGTAATACGTAGCCACCCAGGAGATAAATTAGCTGTAGATTATCTTGCTAGAAGACCAGGACATCCGTTAGAACATTTCTCAAACGTAGAACTTAGTCCACCAGGAAGAACACTAGATCAAGATTTACAAGGATGTTGGGCAGTTGTTAATCATAACAGTAGTGCCGCAGTTGGACCTATTATTAAAGGATTTCATGCCTTTTTAACTGACCCTAAAGATAGTCAATGTAAAGAAGTTGCCAATATAGATTTTAGTAAAATTGAAAGACCTGATTACTTTGATAGATTACAATGGTTACAAAGGATTAGTATGTTTCATTGGAATTTTGAAGAATTAAGAAATGGATCTTGTTGGAGACATATGAGAGAATTTATTTGACTTTTAATGCGTGGCAACTAACAGAAGGAATAAAAGATAAAATGGAAATATTAGTATTAACAACTTTTCATCAGCCAGGGCTTGAAAAATACGGACAACGTTTCTTAGACAGCTTTGCACAACAAGTTGACAAACGTATTAAATTAATTGTATATGCAGAGAATTGTAAACCAAATAATCCTGATCCAACACAGATAGAAATATTAGATTCGTTTGAAGCATTACCTGATCTTAATAGATTTAAATCTACTTGGGGGGATATTCCAAAAGCAAATGGTAAGTGTCCGTGGCCAGAACGCAGACCGCGTGATCATCACAAAGAATTTAAATGGGACGCCATACGGTTCGCTAATAAAACATATGCTGTGTATGACGCTGTAAGACGCTCTAAGGACTGGTGTATATGGATGGATGCTGATACATTTATTCATAGCCTCTGGAGTTATGAACAGTTTGCAGAACTATTACCAAACGATAAATGGATTACTTATGTTGGTCGAGGCAAAGGTTCTCAGACATGGCCAGAGTGCGGGTTTTACGGACTTAATGTAAAGAATGAAACATGTAAAAAATTTATGGCAGAATTTGAACGAGTATATGAAGAAGCAGAAAATGGAATCTTTTTATTAGAAGAATGGCATGATAGTTTTGTATTTGGTGATATTCTAAATAAAATGAAAATTGAACATCCAAATGTATTAGACTATACAGAGGATATGATACTTAAAGGAGCTATTACAGGCGGAGGCGGACATCCACTAATCAATTGTGAGTTAGGTAGATGGATGGATCATCTTAAAGGTGCTCGTAAAGACACCGGAAAAAGTTTAACAAAAGATTTAATAAAACAAAGAAATGAATCATACTGGAATGAAAGTTAGCCTATGGACAAACTACGGTGCAGGTAATAGTGGCCCTATCTTTGATGCTTTTGCTGCTGGTTGTGTACACCATGGGATTGATGTTGTGTATAATGATCCTAGTGCCGATGTTAATGTTATCTGGAGCGTATTGTTTTATGGAAGAATGGCTCCAAACAAAGAAGTCTGGGAACAAGGTAAACCTACAATAGTATTAGAAGTAGGCGGAATAAAAAGAGGTACTACTTGGAAAGTAGGCCTAAATGGTATTAACCGTGATGCTTATTTTGGACCTAGTGGCCATAATAGTGATAGAGCAAAACAGCTAGGACTTGTGTTAAAACCATGGAGGACTAGCGGCGAACATATTCTTATATGTGGACAACATGACAAAAGTCTACAATGGAAGGGTATGGGATCTATGGCTGATTGGATGATGAAAACTATAGATACAATAAAGTTACAAACGAATCTTCCTATTATATTTCGACCACACCCTAGATGTAGATTACCTGAGATTGAGCGGGAATGGAGTAACGTTCGAAGACAAGAACCTAACAAAATACCTAACACATACGACGACTTTGATATGTCGTTCGACGGTGCTTGGGCAACAGTTAACTGGAGCAGTAACCCAGGCATACACAGTATTATACAAGGTATTCCGGCATTTACCGGACCTAGTAGTTTAGCATGGCCTGTTGCAAATCCTAGTTTAGAAACAATACACGAACCTCTAAAACCTGATAGACAACAATGGCTTAACGATTACGCACACACAGAATGGACTGTTGAAGAAATTTCTCAAGGAATTCCGCATAAACACTTGACTTCTAAGTTAATTTAAGTTATAATACTACTATGAATACAGAAACTATTGAAGACTGTCTTGAACTTCTAGTCGGTTTACAGACTGCTCCGCAAGGACAATTTGTTGTAAGAAAAGAAGATTACAATATACTAACAAGCATAGGTAGGCAAGTTGTTAGAGGCATTGGACTAACTGACAGGCAATATGAATTAGTTAAAACAAAATTGTTAACTTACAATGATATGTTTGAACATGATTTATCAAAATCTTTAAATTCTTTACGTATTCCTTTAAGGCATCTTAATAGAGAAAAAACAATTAAATTAGTTCATAACGATGTTGGTGAACTGTGTATTGCAGTAAAATTTATTTTTAATAAAAGATTATTAAATGCAATAGAAAAGGCAAAAATAGGCGTAGCAGGTCATTTATATAATAGCCAGAAAAAAATTCATTATTTTCCATTTAATGAAAAGAACACATATCAAGTAATAAAAAATTTTAAAAATAGCAACTTTAATATTCAAGAGGAGTTGTTATCCTATTTTGAAAAGGTAGAAGCAATGAGTAATAATAAAGAAGATTATATACCAGGCATTTATTCTTTTAAACTAAAAAACCTATCTGATCGAGCAATTGATTTTATGGTTTCATCAATCGGTGAACCATCAAAAGATAATTTAGCAATATATAATGACCGTAAAGATCAACTAGGATTACACTATTTTGATCAGCAAGAGTTAGAAGATAGTTTAAATGCTTTAACTGTATTAAGTAAAAAAATTGTAACAAGAGAACAGTATAATGTAATAGTTCCTCCAAATGTATATCCAATTGAACGAGTATTAGAAAGTTTGTTAGAATTAAATAGATTTCCAGTACTTGTTATACTGTCTAACGATTCACCGTTAGACGGATTATTAAAGATACATAAAGGTTTAACTAACATTATATTTGAGCAAGATATGAGTGTATTGTTTAGAATAGACAATGATAAAGACTCTGGAAAAGAATTTAATGAGTATATAAGAGAACATAAATTAAATAATCCACTTGACAAAAATACAAAAGTAGTGTATATTAATAGTAATAAGTTTCCTAAACCGTTACTTAAGAATGAATGGAACCCTAACACGGTTTTGACTATTGGTAGTCAAAGAATGAATACTAAGGTTAGCGATTACGTTAATCCATTAGATTTAATTATTCACTATGATACTGAACTTAGTCCGTTCAACCGTGTAAAGGCACAAACTTTATAATATGGCAACATGTAGATTAATAATTGAAGATGAAGTAAACATTAAACTAGAAGGTCTAGAAGTTGATGTACGGAGAAAACTTTCAAACGCACTAAAGTTCGAAGTGCCATATGCACGTTATATGCCACAGTATAAACTAGGTCGATGGGACGGTAAAGTTGCTTTCTTTGGCATTGGCGGATCAGGTTATGTTAACCATCTTGATATTGTTAGTGATATACTTCATAAGCAAGGCGTAGAAATAGTTGACATAGACGATCGCAGACAAAAGGTAGATTTAAACTTTAGCTCTATTACAGAAAAATTTTGGGGTGATAAAACATGGCCTAAAGGACATCCTATCGCCGGAGAAAAAATAATTTTACGTGACTATCAAGTCGAAGTAATTAACAATTTTCTATCAAATCCTCAAGCATTACAAGAAGTTGCAACTGGTGCTGGCAAAACAATCATCACAGCAACCCTATCTAAGATCACAGAAAAATATGGGCGTAGCCTTGTAGTAGTTCCAAACAAGAGTCTAGTAACGCAGACTGAAGAGGACTACATTAACTGTGGCTTGGACGTTGGAGTATATTTTGGAGATAGAAAAGAGCTAGGCAGGACTCATACTATTTGTACTTGGCAAAGTTTAAATATCCTTGACAAGAAAACAAAGGATGGATCCGCAGTATTGAGTCTTGCAGAGTTTTTAGAAGATGTAAGTACAGTTATTGTTGACGAAGTACATCAAGCGAAAGCTGAAGTACTTAAAAACTTGTTAACACGTAACTTACGAAATGCTCCAATTCGATGGGGATTAACAGGAACTATTCCTAAAGAAAAGTTTGAGTTTGAAAGTATACATGCAAGTTTAGGTCCAGTAATAGGAAACATTACAGCAAAAGAATTACAAGATAAAGGTGTGTTATCTAACTGTCATGTTAATGTTGTACAGTTAATTGATACTGTAGCACATACTAATTATCAAGAAGAATTAAAGTATCTTGTCACTAATAAAGACAGGATAGATTATATAGGCAAACTGTTAAATACAATATCACAATCAGGCAACACCCTTATATTAGTGGACAGAATATCTGCTGGAGAACTTCTCCAGCAGTTGATCCCTAATAGCGTTTTTGTTAAAGGAGATGTCAAGTTAAAAAATCGAAAGGAGGCTTATGACGAAATTAACGAAGGTACTAATCATGTGGTTATCGCAACCTACGGAGTTGCTTCGGTGGGAATTAATATTCCACGTATTTTTAATCTCGTGCTTATTGAACCTGGTAAGTCGTTTGTTCGCGTAATACAATCAATCGGTAGAGGAGTACGAAAGGCTAAAGATAAAGACTTTGTACAAATCTGGGACCTAACATCGACATGCAAATTTGCAAAAAGACATTTAACTCAACGTAAAAAATTTTATAAAGAAGCAGAATATCCTTTCACTATTGAGAAGGTAGACTGGAATTAAAGGAATAATAATATATGAGAATATTAACATTAGAGGATAAGTGTTTTCCATTAACTAACTTACCTGATGAACTTGAAGAAGATATAAGATTTGCAGTATTAGATAACAGTGATCCAAAAGATCCAGATTTCTTTTTTATACCGTTAATCTTTTTAGAAAGTTTTAATGCACCAGCAATGGTACTAGAAATAGCAGGAAAAGAAATTATGATGCCATTAGATTGGTCTATAGCAGTTGGCGATAGCACCAGTGGTAATGACTTAGAAGTACTTCCGTTAACAAGTATAAACAACCGAGGATTTGAAGCATTTTTGTTTAATCCTTTATCAAGTTATAAAATAGATTACGGAAAAATAAAAATTACCAATTTTTACAACGACGTAAAATGGTATTTTCCTAAAGTAAAAAATGGACAACTACTAGCCGTTCCGATTACTGAAGGAGCAAACCCACTATGTGCATATTTCATTAAAGAAATATCACGACAATCAGAGCTAATAGATTATGGATTGATATTGTAAAGGAGAATCTCTATGGGAATTAAAGCAGGAAAAATATGGGGTGGAACAGAACTAATACATGCAAATGGTGTGTTAGAGTTTCATCGTATTGAGTTTAACGCAGGATTTAAATGTTCAGAACATGAACATAGATTTAAATGGAATGGATTCTTTGTTGAATCGGGCAAGATGATTGTTCGAGTTTGGCAAGATGACCAAGAAGGATTAATTGATGAAACTATTCTTGGTCCAGGTGACTTCACACAAGTGAAGCCGGGAAAGGTCCACCAATTTGAAGGTTTAGAAGACGGTGTCGCTTTTGAACTTTATTGGGCCGAATTCAACCACGACGACATTGTTCGCCGTACAGTTGGCACCGTAGTAAAATAGAGGAGGACTTATGTTCACAAAACTACTAGAGGGTGTCGATAAGACACTTGTAAGAAATCTTGTAATTTTACACACACTTGTTATTGCTGTGTCTAATTACTTGGTTACTATTCGATTTGATTTATTTCCAGGAGCAGAACTGCCCTTGTTTGGATCATTTCCTCTTGCGGCGGCTGCATTTACTTTTCCAATTGTAGTTGTTGCAACTGACCTTACAGTACGTATGGTTGGTAAAGAAGCAGGTAGAGCTGTTGTGGCATTAGCTATTATTCCAGCTATTATTGCATCTGTACTTGTGCTATTGGCACTAGGTGACGAACATGCATATAGAGTTGGACTTGCTAGTGGTACAGCCTATGCAATAGGTACAATGCTTGACGTATATGTATTCCAACATATTCGTGAAAAGTATACAGAAATGTGGTGGGCGGCACCAGCAGTATCAACTATTGCTGCAAACATCATTGATACGTATGCTTTCTTTTATACAGCATTTTACCCGGCGCCTTGGGTACATGGTGTTGCCTTTAACAACACCCTTACAAAAATTGTTGTAGGGTTAGTTGTATTTTTACCAGCTTATGGATTACTTTTAAATTGGATTCAAAACAGAACACAACCTGTTGAAGAGCCAGTTAAAAAGAAAACTACACGTAAGAAAAAGGCTTAAATGAATTGGGTAAACTTATGCCCAATCAAGCATTGATATACGAGCGAGCCAACGGTGTTGTGTTCGCTCGTTATCGAGATCCACCACACAATAAAAAACCAAGGTGGATAGTTGGTGGCGATCCAGATGCAGTATCAAGAGAAACTGGAGATTTGTTTACGCATGCCGAGTGGAGACACATGTTAAGTGTAGCCAAAACTAACAAAGCATTAAAAATACAACTTGACAGATTGTTAATA